CGATTACTGATGGATCAGAATAAAAGTATTTTACTTTAGACTTACTACCTTCTGGAGATATAGTCATATGTTTGTCTTGCAAAGATAATTCAGGTTTATTCATACCTGATACTACAGCAAGAAATTCGTTTAGGTCATAGATACCAAACTCGGTATCAAAAGATTCATCTATACTTGCCTTAGCAAATATATTTCTCATAGTAGATATTGTTGATAATTCTTTTCCTGGTTTGATCAAAATGTTTGTATTGATCTCAGAAAAGTTTTTAAGTATATTGTGTGTGTTTGTATTTAGTTTCATAATATTAATTTCACCTTCGTTTATTATTTAATCATTGTAACATTTTTAAGGGGCGCTGTCAAGCAGCACCCCCTATCTTTAATCAAATTATTTTATTGCGATTGTTCGAGGTCTTTTTTCCTCTGGTACAATCTTTTCTAATTCAACTAAAAGCATTCCATCTTTTAATTCAGCACCGTTCACTTTGATATCTTCTGCCAAAGTAAATGATCTACTAAATTTTCTTTTTGAAATACCTCTATGAATGACATCCTTTTCATCCTTATCATCACTCTCAACTGATTTGATTGTCAATTGATTATCAGAATATTTGATTTCAATATCATCTTTGCCAAAACCAGCAAGTGCCATTTCGACTTGATAATTTAAATCATCTATTTTGTTGATGTTGTAAGGGGGGTATGATGTTTGTTGTTTGACCGTGTACTCTAATGTGTTATTAAAGTGATCAAATAAACTATCAAATCCTACTGCATAAGGACGTAGGTCATTCCATATAGATAAGGTTCTATTTACCATTTGTTTCTCCTTTGTTAAGCGAGTTAATAATAAAAATGATACCTCCTAATGAGCGTATCACTACTATTTATAATGGCAGTTTTTAAGGATCTACTGCCAAACCTAAATCGGTGCCTTTGCGGAAGACACTCTACCTCTTAATGTTAGGGCTTACGAGCTGCCTAACATTACTATTTATACAGCAGAATACTTATAAGCGTATTTTTGTTTGCCGTATAAAGCACGAATGCCAGCAGCAACGATCTCAGCAGTATTACCTTTTAATACTTTTTGAACGCCTGCAGCTAAGATTGCTTTCGTAGGTTTACCCATACGATAAGTTGTGCCATTTGATGTTTGATTGATATACACCATATGACCTTCTTCTCTAAGCGTATCTATCATCGCTCTTGGTGATGTTAGATCAAACTGTTTTCTAAGTGTAGTCCATGATACTGCACCACCCTTATTTAATAAGTTTAATACTTTTTGTTTTTTTGATAAGGCTCTTCTACCCATAATAAATCAACTCCTTCAAGTTTGTTGTCGTTTGTTATTACATTATCTGATACGGACAACTATCGTATCAAGTAATTCATTTAAAGATATCGCTCTCTTAATCTGTTTTCTTTAGCAACCCTTCTTAAATTCTCTTTATGTTTTCTTTGTCTTTTCAAAGTAGGTTTTTCAAAATGTTGACGTTGTCTTAACTCTCTCATCAGACCATCTTTCTGTATCTTCTTTTTGAGTACACGAATTGCTTTCTCAACATTATTGTTTCTAACCTGAACTTCTATTGTCATTATAATCCCTCAATCTTAAATTTTTTAATTACATTCTTTGTAGGTATAACAGTTGTATTACCACCATCACCTAATTCCATTTTAACATTGTAGTTGTAATCACTCATTAAGATATGTACCTTGTTATCATTTTTAACTAACCAACCTGTCGATACACAGGTTGCAGGTTTCATACCTTGAATAGTATCCATTTCTTTCCAAGAAGCATCACTTTGGATATCTTCCCAGTAGATTAAATAAAAATCATATAAGAATGGTATCTCTGGAACATCATTCTTAAACTTCTTTGATTTAACTTTTACTTTCTTCATAATACTATGCTAACATATTTTTTGTTCGGTGTCAAGCCTGTCTATTTTTAAACATACCAGATTGCTTGAGTATGTAATTATATGAACCAACATAATCCAATATCTCATAACCCATCATCATCAACCAATCAATACCGGTAGCACCTTTCTTGTAAAAGTAGTTATGATCTTCTATGAAGATAATCGGTTCACATCTTTTTATAGTTTCTTTAGCACCTTGTATTAACTTTACCTCATGTTTCTCTACATCTATTTTCATAAAGTCAACGTGTGGTATATTAAAACTATCTAATGTCTTTGTTTGTATTTCGATTATTTCATTATCGCCTTTCACTAGATTACTTTTATATTCTAATGTGCTTCTACCAGTATTTCTACCTGTGCCTACTTTCATATCCATTTTAATTTCTTTATCAGATAAGGCACACTCATTTAAAGTAATATTACTTTCGGTACAATTCTTCTTATGACACTCTATGTGTTTTGGTATAGGTTCAAAAGCAATAACTGTATCAAACAAATAAGATAATCTCTTAGTCCAAATGCCCACATGACCGCCACAATCTAATGCTACTTTTCTATTAGAAACATATTTCATAGCACTATCAAATTGTTTTTGTTCATAGTTAGCACCCCACCTGACATAATTATCATTGTCAGGTACCCAAATCTTTTTATCTCTTGTTAAGTGCATATTAAAACAAGGAAGGGCGTTGACTAGACGCCCCTCCGACTACATTATGAGATAGGTTATTTTTAGTAACTAACATTACCATCCTCACTATCATCGGAATCTTGTTCTGGTTCAGATTGTAACCAAGTAGTTACATCTTCGCCGCCATCAATCTTTGTATAGAGATCAATGAAAGAAGTTTTGGTATCAGTATCAAATCTGTTAGTACACATTTGGATTGATTTCATTTTATCTTTGAAGATAGCATAAGCGTCAACAATGTGAACTAAACGTCTAGTGGATATGATTTCATCAACACCGCCTTCGTAAAATGTTTTTCTGATAATGTCAGCCCAAGTAATTAAGTTATCGGCAAACTTTTTATCAGCGTCTTTAGTAAGACCTTTTTGAGTCATTACATTTTCTAACATCTTGATCTCATTCTTATTAGAAGGATAAGATTGTTCGATTGTAATTGGAAATCTTTCAAGAAATGCCTCATTAAGAATATTAGTACCGATAAACTTACCGTCATCAGAACCTTGCCCTTTAGTATTGGCAGTTGCAATCACATTAAACCCTGGTGCAGGTTTAACAAATTTGTTTATCTTTTTAATAAAGACACCGTTGCCTTCTAAGATTGGTTGTAAACACATAATCTTATTTGAAGCCAAATCAATTTCATCTAAAAGAAGTATTGCACCTCTTTCCATTGCTTCGATAACAGGACCATTTTGCCAAACAGTTTGACCGTCTTGCAATCTGTAACCACCAAGTAAATCATCTTCATCGGTTTCGATTGTAATGTTTACACGGATACATTCTCTTTTAGAAGAGGCACAAGCCTGTTGCACATTCATGGTTTTACCATTACCTGATAAACCAGTTATAAAGATAGGATAAAATTGTTTTGATGTAACAATAGATTTGATATCTTTGAAATGACCCCATGGTACAAATACAGGATCTTTAGTTGGCACAATATTGCCAGTTAAACTTGAAACAACATATGCTGCCTGGCTGACAGTATTTGTTTCAGGTGCTGTTTCAGTTTTTGTTGAAACAGATTCACTTACAACTGGCGAGATATCGCCATTAATTGGAAGACGATATACGCCTCTTGCAATTTTGTAAGTATTTGATTTTAACCACGATGGGTTTTTAATTTTATTATCAACTATATAATCGTTGATCTCGGATCTAGTTAATTCGTCTTTTTTGTAATGTTTAAAAAGACCTTCAACTAAACTTTTTTGTTCATTATTTAATGTAGTCATATTTCCTTTCATAATGTAGTTTGTTATTATTCTTATAAGCTATCATATATAGAGCAAAAAGTCAAGCATATAACCGTTAAATAAACCCTTATTTTCTGCGAAAATGCCCGAAAGTTTGTTCTTGTTTTGTTCTAATGGGGGTATAAAACCCCCATTTTTGAATGATTTGTTACTATTCACTATCACTTTCGGTAGTGGTTTGATCGAATGTAGGCAAACTATATTGCCCTCTTCCGATTCTGTAAGTTGGTGATTTAAGTAACCACACTGGATACTTAACGCCTTTGTCATTAATCATCTTAATGACATCTTGGCGACTTACTTGGGTCGTATTTTCGCCAAACATTTCTTTGGCAGTTGATACGAACTCTTGTTGTGTTGTTGTTATATTTTTCATAATATATTTCCTTTCAATTAAGCAACTTTCGAGATAAACTTGTTTAACATAACTCTACTTCGTTTGTTACCTTTCAAAGTAGATGTAAACAATCTTTTAATCTCACCTTTCTTAGCATTCTCAGATGGTGTTGCCATTTGACCATCTTGAACTTGCATATTATCTCCAGCAAGGAGATAAATCTCATCATAACCTGTACTGTGTGTAACAGTAACTACTTTGTCTTTTCTAAACTGAGCATTAATTTTAGGTCGCATATCATAATTAAAATACTTGTCCATAGCATAAGTATCAATTCTTTTTCTAGCAGAGATATAGAAACCTAAAACTTTACTATCGGTTCTATCTTTTAATATCTGTAATAAGTTTTCTGTAAGACCGTTAGGGTTTCTCCAACCATCTTCACAATGATATTGTCTTTTAGTTTTTCTATCTACCATAACACTATTCTTATCATATGACATCATAAAACTACGTTTAAATTTATTATTAATAATCTCAGCATGAGAATGACCATCTTCCATATCAACAATCTTACCATTATTGCCATCAGAACAACCGTCTGTTAAAAAGATTGTATTCATTTTATCTATTGAATATCTTTTCACAAAAGCAGGAACTAATTTATAAGAAGCCATGATACAATCATTCAGTGGAGTGGATGATAAACCATACCCACTAGGTACATCTGGTAAATCATACATCCATGATCTCTCAGCAGATGTAGTTCTTCTCCAGTTCCATCTTTCTGGATTGTAAATGCAAGATACTTGATACAAGTTTCTCATAGCAATATCAAATTCTCTAGTATTCATTCTTGAAGAAGCAAAGTTAATCAAGTGAAATCTGTTGTCAATCGTAATATCATTTAATTCATAATTAATACTAACTGATTTTCTTCTAGCAGAACT